GGGTGTTGAAGCGCGGCAGGCTGACAGGCAATCCAAACATCCTGCACGTATTCAATGCGGAAAGGGCGGAGCAATACAGGGGCGTACCGTTCCTTGCACCCGTCATCCAGGCGCTCAAACAGCTCACAAGGTATACGGAGGCTGAAATCATGGCAGCGATAATCAACTCACTGTTTGCATTGTTCGTGAGCACAGAGACAGGCGAGGAGATTGAGGGGTTTGGCGGGCTTGACGATGATGAGGACTGGATGAAGCCGCCTGGAGACAACAAAGACGATGAAATAAAGCTGGGTTCGGGAATAATCAATTACCTTAAGACAGGCGAGAAGGTAGAGGCGGTTGAATCAAAGCACCCTTCGGGCAGTTACGAGAGCTTCATGGGCGCATTCACAAATATGATTGGCGCGGCCCTCGAAATATCCCCCGAAGTACTGATGAAGAAATTCGGACAGAGCTTCTCGGCATCAAAAGGCGCGTTAAACGAGACCTGGCGCTCCTTTATGATGAGGCGCAAGTGGTTTATTAATGATTTCTGCCAGGAGATATACAATATCTGGTTTGCGGAGGCTGTCAGCAAGGGCAGGATTAATGCACCTGGATTCTTCACTGACCCGCTCATACGCCAGGCATATACAAACGCCACATGGACAGGACCAGCACAGGGCTGTCTCAATCCAGCACAGGAGGCCAATGCCGCAGTGACGAGGATTAACAATGGTCTATCAACACACGAGGATGAGTGTGCGGCAATCAACGGAAGCGATTATGAGGACAATGTAAGAACGTTGCTTAATGAAAATGAGAAGCTGGCAGAGGCTAACAGCATTTTCAACAAATATAAGGAGGTAGAGCCTGATGAAGAAGATTAATATAAAAGGCCAGATAATGTCAAATGATATGGCGTGGCTGTACAAATGGTTTGGGATGTCGGCTGCCTGCCCTGATGATATCACAAAGGGGCTTGAAGAGGCGGCGGGTGATGATGTCATTATTGAAATCAACTCACCTGGAGGCATATGTGTATACGGATATGAAATGTATAAGGCTGTCAAAGAGTACGGGGGCAGGGTTACGGCGCATGTAATAAGCGCAATGTCGGCCGCCACACTAGTAGCGTGCGCAGCGGATGAAACCCTTATGTCGGATGCCGCAATATTCATGATTCACAATACACAGTCAACAGCCCAGGGCGATTACAGGGATATGCACATGGAAGGACAGGCGTTGGAGGAATTTAATAGCGGCATCATCAACGTATACATGAGAAAGACTGGAATGGACAGGGGGCAGATACAGGAGCTTATGGACAATGACACATACATGAGCCCTGCAAAAGCAATAGAGCTAGGCTTTGCCGACGGATATATTTTCGGCAATCCGGCGGAAAAACAAGAAAACGTCCAAAACCTTATGACCGGCATTGTGGCATCCGGGACGGGGATTATGTCCGAGGACAAGGCGATGGAGCTTATAAGGCTGATAAAGACCGCCGGGGCAGCAGGCGATATTAATCCACAGCCAACCGGTGACAACACCGTTGCTGATATACAAAAAAACAAAGGAGGGAACATTAAGATGACACTGGATGAGTTTTTAGCCGAGAACCCGGAGGCGAGGGGCGAGGTTGAGGAAATCAGGGCGGCGGCGGAAAAAAGCGGCCGTGATTCCGAAAGGGAGAGGATAAAATCCCTTGACGCAATAGCGGCAACAGTCAAGGCCGAGGCGCTAAACGAGGCCAAGTACGGCGAAAAGCCGCTTGACGGTCCGACACTCGCATACAGGGCAATGGTGGACGGTGACAAGCTTGCGGGGGCGTATATGCAGAACGCCCTGCGTGATTCGGGGGCTTCGGGCGTGGACAACGTCGGAATCGGCACGCCGGATGCGGGACAGGAGCCGGACAACGAGGCTGACGAGATGGCGGCACACATTAATAATCTAAAGGGAGGTAAATAAGATGGCGCTTTTAAACGGAGAGGCTTATACGGTTAAGAGGGATAAGCTCATTTATGATTCAAAACACCCGATTGACGCCACCACGCTGCAGGTGTCCGTGGCATCTGACAAAGAGGGCGTTATCAGGCGGGGACAGCTCTTATATTGCAAGGACGGCGTTTATTCAGCCGAGAAAGCCGATGACAACGAAGCCGGTGCAATATCAGCCGAGACCACAAGCTACAGCTCGGATGACACGGATATTGTGGTGGAGGCATATATCAGCGGCACGTTCCGCAAGAGCGAAATCGTAACGGACAGCGACATATCCGCCGCTGATGAGGAAGCCCTGAGGGGAAAGGGCATCTACCTGAAATAAGGGAAGGGAGGAGAAAAACATGGTAGTCGAGACAGTCAAATTAATCAACGCCATCAAGAAAATGTACCCGGTATCCCAGTTCTTCAAGAACCGGTATTTTCCTGACGGCAAGGTTTACTATTCGGAAAAAGCCCTTATTGAGACCAAAAAGGGCAACAGAAAGGTCGCGCCCTTCGTGATACCCGTGGTCGGCGGCATCGTGATGGATTCCGAGGGCTATATGGCGGAGCAGGTTGACGCCCCGTTCATAGCGCCAAAGATGCCAATCACGGCGGAGGAGCTTGCAAGGAAGGCCTTCGGGGAGTCCCCGGAGTCGGGAAGGACACCCGCGCAGAGGGAGAATGAAATCCAAGCCGAGCACATGGACGATTTAAGGAGGGCAATCCTCAGGAGGCACGAGCTTATGTGCACGGAAATCGTCACATCGGGGAAGATTCTGATGAAGCATTACGCGAACGCAAACGATGCGGCAAATGACACGCACCCAAAGACACAGATTCTCCAGTTCTACAGGAACGAATTTAAGAATAAATACAGGTTCACAAAGGCTTGGGGGGATATGACGGCTTCCGAGAAGATACAGGAGTTTTACAAAATCGCCAGCGTGCTCAAGAAAAGGGGCGTGCGTGCGACGGACATCGTAATGACCGGCGACGTGTCGATGGATTTGATGACCGACAAGGATTTCCTTGATTTCTATGACAAACTCCACGTCAACACGGGCGTCGTGGACCAGAAGGAGCTTCCGGACGGCGTCACCTGCAACGGAAACATCAATGTAAACGGAATTATCTTTACATTGTTCACCTATGACGAGGTGTATGAGGACCTTGACGGACAGATAAAGGAGATGCTTCCGAAGGGAACCATCGCATTCCTCCACCCCGGAATGGGAACAACCGCATACGCGCAGGTCACCTTCGTCAAGAACGGCGGCTTTGTGTCATACGCCGAGAAGATTGTGCCAAGAACCGTCATCAATGAAAACGACAACATGATGGAGGTGCAGATGTTCTCAAGACCCATCCCATACCCGCTTGACTGGGACGGATGGCTTGTTGCAAACATCTATGAGGACATTGCAAAAGACCAGGACGAGGCTGACAACAGCGTCGATACTGACGAACCCGCAACCGATGGAGTGGATTTAAAGACAGAGGCCGAGATAAACGCCATGAACTCAAAGGCTGACGTTATCTCGTATGCGGAGTCAATAGGCCTAAGCGGGCTTGACAGCAGGCTGAAACTCGAAGAACTCAAGGCGAAGGCAATCCAGTACCAGAACGATACCTATGCTGACTAAGGGAGGTGCCGCGTATGATTAAGGCGAACACAACAATAAGGGTCGGCGGCAGGGTGTACACCGAGGGGCAGACCGTCACGGGGCTGTCAGGAACCGATACGGCATGGATGCTTAAGGCGGGGTATATAACCGAGGAGAAGGAGGCAAGGCCGAGGAAAGCCGAGAAAAGGCAGGAGGCGGCTGAAACATCCGAAACGGCGGTGCAGGGCGATGATGGACTTTAAGGAGGCATTCGCCGACGACCTCAAAAACGCATACTTTGACACCGGTGAATTTGCAAGCACGCACACCATAGACGGCGCGGAGTGCACCGTGGTCATGACCGAGGTGAGGGCGGATGACGCCAAGTCGGTGAACAACGCCATGAGGACAACGCTCATCCCAAAGGACACGTCAATCAACCGTGTGACGCACATGCTGTATGCAAGGGACACGGAGCTGCGGCACAAGATAACGGTCGGCTCCATGATAAACCTTGACGGCAGGAGATGCTTCGTATTTGCGGTGTCGCACACGGACGGCGTGTACACAATCGCCGTCGGAACCAACACGGTATAAGGAGGGGCATATGGTCAACACCACGATATACATAGACGAAGCCGAGGTGAAGCGGCGGCTTGGCGTATTGGAGTCGCAGTCGGGCAA